GAAAAAAATGACAGAACTTTATTTTAGATCCGACTTAGATTTAGAGTTTCCAGTTAAAGAAGTATATAATTTAGCTGGAAAAAAAGTTGCGAAAAAAACTTGTTACAAATGTAATGGAACTGGCTACATTCCACATCTGGCTAATGTTGATGAAGGTAGATGCTGGAATTGTAACAAAAGAGGTTACGAGATTTTCAGAGTTTATTCTAAATCTGAAATGCAATCAGTTATCAAATCTAAAAATAAAAAAGATCTAGAAAAGCGTAACGCTTGGGCATTAACTCGTGAGATTATTGCCATCCAAAAAATGCAACATAATCATAAGGCTTATTTAAAAAACATAGCCTACAAAACTCAAAAAATTAAAGCTAAGTATCAATCTGAATATGTTGGTCAAGTTGGTGAGAGATTAGAGAAATCTTTGACGCTGGATTGGTGCATTAAAAAAGAAGGCGATTATGGTTACTATTTTATCAAGCAATTGCATGACGAAGATGGCAACATATACAGCCACATGGGATCTGCAATCGCAGATGAAGATTACAACCTGATACCAAAAGGTACAACTTTTAACCTAAAGTTTACTGTCAAAGAACATAGTGAATATCAGGGAACTAAGCAGACTAAAATTAAAAATCCAAAATTGATTAAAGGAGAATAATCATGGAATTTGTTTTTAATGATGGCGGAAGATCTAAATACTTCCAAGGCAAAAATGCAGGCGATTGTGTAGTAAGAGCAATCGCTAATGCAACTGGCATAGATTATAAAGAAATTTATGATAAGCTTGCTAATAGATCTAAGGCATACGCCAGCCAAAGAAATGATAAGGTAGCTAAAGATCTACGCAGGAAAAATCAAACGTCACCACGCAATGGCGTTCATAAAGAAATCTATACTCAATATCTAAAAGACATTGGCTGGAAATTTGTTCCAACAATGAAAATCGGATCTGGATGTAAAGTTCATTTAAAATCTAATGAACTGCCAAAAGGTGATCTGATTGTTAGCGTCAGCAGACATATAACGTGCGTTAAGGATGGTGTTTTGCACGATACCTATGATTGCACTAGAGATGAAAAGCGTTGTGTCTATGGCTATTTTATTAGAGATGAAAGTTTGTTTACACCAAAGTTTCCTATGGAGTTTACAGCGTCAGAATTAGTTTCTAAAGAATTTAATAAAAAGCCAAAACAAGATGTAACCAAAGCTGAAATAGTTGATCTAAAAAATCAGGGCTTTGACGATGATACAATCAATAAACTTTTTAATATTAAAAATGAACCCAAGCCAAGAACTTATAAATTTACGCAGGAGCAAGTAAAACAAAATGCTCTTAAAGTAATGGGTCTATTGGATAAGCTTACCCAAAGTGAACGTAAAAGAGTTCTGGCACATTGTAATAAAATTAATAGTCTTTAAGGGAGAGTATGATGAAATTAAGGGAGAGTATTATGAAAATTGAAAAGGGAATACCAATTCCAGATGAACAAAAGATTTACAAACAAGCTGTGCAAGACAGATTAGAAATTTTTGAAAAAATGGAAATTATGGATAGTCTTTTTTTTGAAACTTTACGTGAAACTGACAAGTTTAGATCTACTATTTATCGTTTTCATGGACAAGGAACACTTGCCAGTAGAAGATATGAAAATGGCTGGAGAGTCTGGAAAGTTAAAGAGGGAGAATAATGATGGAAAGTTTAGAAATTATAGCAAACGAATTAGGTCTAACAATTGGAAAAACGCCTGCTGAATATGGAGTGCCTAAAGGCTATGCTTTATATTATAAAGAAAGCGGTGATTTTGCAGATGATTTATATGGTGGGGATGGACGTAACTTAAAAGAAATAGCTGAACTTTTAGCTATGGGGATTAAACATCATTACACACAAACAAAAAAATTTGGAGAATTATAATAAGTTATAAAACAAAATAACCAACATGGTTTTTTTTAGTTGCATACTATTACCAATATGGTACATTAAGGAATAATTAATTACCGAATCAATCAACTACTGGAGAATCGAATGACTAAAAAATATGAAGAAATCACAGACAGAATTATCAAAGCCATCGAAAGTGGCAATGTTTTACCTTGGGAACAATCATGGGTAAATGCAGAAGGTCAGGATGGTATTCCATTAAGAGTTACTGGGGAAGAATATCAAGGCATCAATGTTTTACTTCTTACTATTGAGCGTATGGTTCATGGCTATAAGTCAAACACTTGGATGACTTTCAATCAAGCAAACAAACTTGGTGCAAAAATCATTAAAGGATCTAAGTCAACTTCAATTTGTAAGTTCACACAATTTAAAATTGAGGAAGATGACAATGGTAAAAAAGTTGAAAAATTTATACCAGTTCTAAAAACTTTTAATGTTTTTAATTGTGATCAAATCGAAGGTCTTCCTGCAAAGTTTGATGTTCCAGAAGTTGAGGAAGTTACTACTGTTGATGATAGAATTGAATCAGTTCAGGAATATGTTGGTAAAACACAAGCAGTTGTAAAAACTGGTGGCAACCAGCCATGTTATGTTCCTTCAATAGATCATATTTTAATGCCTGAATATGCACAGTTCAAATCTAAGGAAGATTATGCAGGAGTTTTGTTGCATGAATTAGTTCATTGGACAAAACCAAAGCATAGATGTGATCGTGAGTTTGAAGGATCAAAAAGGTTTGGCGGTAAGGGATACGCAGTAGAAGAATTGGTAGCGGAATTGGGATCTGCTTTTTTAATGGCAAAGTTAGGCGTTGCCAAGCAACCTAGACCAGATCATTCCAGCTATATACAAAGTTGGTTGAAAGCTTTGAAGAACGACAAAAAGTTTATCTTCACAGCATCATCAAAAGCGTCAGAATCTGTTAAGTTTCTGGACAAACTTCAATTGGTTGAGTTGAAGAAGGTAGCATAGAAAGGAGAGAAAAAGGGGGGCTTTTTTTTGCCCCCCATGTTACCAAAACAGTAAATCTATTGTTTAAATGGAATAAAACATATAATAATAATTAAATAAATTACTAGATCGGAACAAAATAAAATGAAACTACTAGAACTAATAATAGAAATGACTTTTCCAGCTTTCGTAATATTTGCGGTTCTTTTGATAAATGGGGCAGTATAATGAAACTAAACGAAAATGGATTTTTAAAAGAAATTGTAGTTGTTACAACAAAGCTACCAAGAAGTGGTGGTTTTGGATCTGTTGCATCAGGATCAAATCATGGCTGTAAGGTCTTCATTCCCAGCCATGTTGTTAAAAAATTAGAAGTAGCAGAAACGTACTTATGTAAGCTGGTATGGAACACTCCTGACCAGCAGGCTGGCTGTCCTTTTCAAGTCATTCACGCAAAAAAATTAGATGAAAAATTAATTGAACTAAGTGACGTTCAAATTGCCAGCTATGACAAACTAACTTCTGAACTAATCGACAGAGTCAAAAAAGGAACTACGACAGTTTGGGATGGAGAGATATTGGAAATTCTATTTAGGGAGAACAATTAATGGCTACACATTGTACAAGCAACAGTTTGACTATCAGAAGGATAGCTGAACTTTGTAAAGATCTGCCTGATGAAGATTTAGAATATTTAATAAAATTAATCGGAACATTAAAGGAAGGCAGAGAATGAAAATACAAACTTTTGAGGAACGAAACATGGCAAGAGATCGTGGCATCTCTATGCTGGTTGCTGGTAAATCTGGCGTTGGAAAAACCAGCTTAGTAAATGATTTGAAAGATCCAGTTTTGCTTATAGATATGGAAGCTGGGGATTTAAGTGTGACAAACAAACAATGCGATACAATTAAAGTACGAACTGTAGAAGAATTGTTTGACTTGGCGGTTATTATTGGTGGTTCAAATCCAGCAATAGTAGATCCAAAAGAATGGTTTTCTCAGGCACATTATGATCGTGTTAATGATGCTGTTGGGGGCAGGGAAAAGTTCCTTGGAAGGTACAAAACCATCATGTTTGATTCACTAACTGAAATGGGCAGAATCTTTCTCAAGTGGGCTGAAAAGCAACCTGAAAATAATGTTAATGGTAAGTTAAATTTGAGGGGATGTTATGGTGATTTAGCTAGATTTGGCTTGAGATTATTACATCACATTAAACATACCAGCGACATTAACATTGTTTTTGTCAGCATCTTGGAAGAAGTGTTAGATGATTTCAATCGCAAATCGTATTCACTACAGATCGAAGGTTCAAAAATTGCCAAAGAATTAGCAGGCATTTTAGATGAAGTTTTTACAATGGATTTTAAAAAGTCTGAAAAATCTGGTGAAATGATGCGAGTTTTTTATACGTCCGCAGACAATGAATTTGGCTTCCCTGCAAAGGATAGGTCAGGTTCATTGCGTCCGCTTGAGTTCGCAAATTTAGAAAAAATCTTTGCTAAAATTAATGGAGTAAATAATGATAAATCTTGATTTCAATAACGTAGCTGATCCAGTTGTGATTAACAAAGAACCAATTCCACATGGCACAGTTGCTAGGGCTGTCTGCAAAATTAAATTAAATCCTAATCCAATTCCAAGTGAAGATCCTGCGGTTTTTAAAACGCCAAATACTGGATCTAACTATACTGAATTTGAATGGACAATTATAGATGGGCAGTATGCTGGACGTAAGTTTTGGGATACCATGTGGTGGACAGAAAAAACTGAAAAAAGAACAATGGGCATGATCTTACGTATCATTGAAGATAACTATGCTCTAAATTCTAAAGATGATAGCCCAGAAGTTCAGGCTTGTAGGCAATTAAAAGCTTTATCTGACATTGATGGCTTTGAAGCTTGCGTTGTAATTGCATTAAATAAAGGTGATATGAATGAAAAAACTGGTGATAAATATCCAGATAAAAATGCATTGCTAACTGTCTTAAATAATGCTGGCAGGGATTACATCCAGCGAAAATCACCACCAAAACCTATGCCAATAGTTAAGCATACTCCACAACCGCCTAGCATCGAAGGGGCAGATGTATATCCTAATTTGCCCAATCACAATGCTGACGAATTTGATGATGATATTCCTATCTAATAACTAACTGAACCAACCAACCAACAATTCTGGAGAAACAAATGGGCAGGAATAATGACACAAAAATTGTTGGAATTAATCGATCAAGGGATTACCAAAACTGAAGATGCAAAAGAAAAAAGAGAGTATTTAGGCGG